TTGTGCCATAAATAACACTCTTTACTTCGCTTCTGTATCCCATGATTAACTCTCCACTACATCTGCAATTTGAAAATGCTCTCCATCTATCGGATAGCCCCATTCCACAACACCACTTTCGGCAATACGCTGTGCTTCTTCTTTGCTTGATGCCTCAACCTCAGCAAAATAGGTCACAACCTCTTCAGCCCATACTTGATATATAGCCATGATTAACCCTCTATCATGTGGTGAATATACTCACCACGTTTATTAAAAAGATACTCATTTAATTGACAATGCTCATCTATATCATCGTCACTCCAATCACTTGCATAGTCATAAACAAGTTCGCCCTCATCGTTTTCATACTCAAAAGGGCAATCGTCTAACCAGTTTTTTACTCTTGCTTTGGCTTTGTCATCAAGTTCAGAGTAATTAAAGCCCATTACAGATACCATTCTCATTTTTGCACCTCTACCAATGTGTAATCTAAAACCTTGAACTCAAAAGGCTCTGTCATGTAACCTTTTAATTCCTCTTCGCCCTTTTCGCAAAAGTAAAAAATATCATGGTCAGAGATGCCGAAACTGTCACATTCCTTTTCCGCATCCCATCCGCCATCACAAAAACTAATGTAACAACCATTGACCACTTCTTTGTTGTCAACCCACTGAATTGTTGCGTATGCGCCCCTGTAACTCATCATTTACCCCCTAACAAAAGTCTAAAGTCTTTTAATGCTTTGGCTTTAGTGGTGAAAAAGTATTGCTTTGTTAAAAGTTCGCCCCTGCCGGTCATGGCATAGAACTTATGTGCACCTTGAAAAGTCTTTTCGTATTGAATAATCATTTCATTTCTCCCATGCTAGTATCAAAATCACAATAACTGCCCCTGCCAACATCAGCCATCCAATTGCTTTTAGTTCTTCATATGTAAACATAACAGCCCCTTAAAATTGCTTAAGACCGCATCACTGCGGTTTCGGATAATAAATCCATCATCAGTTAAGCTATAATTTGCCGGCTTCTACCGCTTTAATAAATAAGCCTGTAGCCTTGAAGTCCTGCGGTGTTACCTTGCGCCCTATGTCATAGGTTAGCTTCACGCTGTGCTTATTTATATCAACTGTTGCAATGGTGAAGTGTTGCGGTATTTCCGTCATTTTCTTATGTTTCATAGTGTGACCCCTTCTTGATGTAGTTTTGTGTAAAAAGCCTCTACCGCCCTGTGCATCTCACAGCGCATAATTTGAAAGATTGCGTATTGCATGATCAGCCCCCTAGATGCCAAAAGCTAACAAGTAGCTAATGACAAAAATAGATAAATAAATCAGCACTAAAAGATTGCCGGCTTCTTTAGTAAATTGTCTCTCTGTACGCATATCAAGCCCCCAAGATGTCATCAAATATTAGCGAAGCAAAGCCACCGGCTAATAAGCCACATGCAAAGATTAAAGCCCCATAATGAAAATCAGTTAAACGAACCCCAAAGACACCCAAGACCAATTCAATAAAGAAAATCAATGTGCTACAACCTAGCAGTGCAATAGTAGTGTTACTCATAATCAAACCCCTTTAAGTTATTGGCTAATGTCAGCCCCACAGCGCACCATAAATGCGCTATGAAATGACACTAATCAAGGATAATGCCATCATTAAAAGGTAGTGTTTGCCCCTTCCAATCCACGAACCATTTAAAAGCTTTTTGATACACTCTAAAACCTAAATCATCTTGATTGCTTGCTTGGTTCATTGCCGTTAATGTTGTCCGTGTATTCCATCCACCGGAATTTAACTTGATGCGCCCATCATAATAGCGTTTAACAACCGCAGTCCGATGATAAATGTAATTAGTCCCTTCATCATCTCTTAAAATTGCTCTTGCAGTGCCTCTGAATACTTGTGTTTGTGCCATGATTAAAACCCCTTTTGAGTATAGTTTAAATCCCAGTTATTCATAAAACTGGTAATGGTAAAATCTGCTACAGTCTCATCATCCGCAAGACTTGGGATAATCAAAGCCCATCCTAACTCTTTATTGCTTGCGTCACGGATGACGATTTGCGCTTCTTCTACCCCTTCAATGTCATCAATGATGACTTTATATTGATTGGATTTTTTGGTGCTCCATTCTTCGCCATCAAATACAGAAACCACAAAGCCATGATGCAATGCAGTTTTTACTAGGTCTTTGTAAGCCTTCATGATTAAACCCCCTCAAAAGCACGATGACGGACACTCTCAAACCATCCGGACACATGGGCGAACTTCTTATATCCGTTTACTTCATCCGGAAAACCTTTTCCAAGTGCTTCAAGGTTTTGACTATCTGCCCTTGTGATGGCTTCCCATAGTGTTGATTTGAAACCGCCTAGAATGTCGTATTGCCACTCCATCACTGCTTGCTCTTCTGCGTTTAGATTTTCTGTGTTGTATCTCATTTAATGCCCCTTAACTAATTGATTTGATTAAGTTATTTGCTACTTATCGGCAGGTGATGCGGTTTTGCGTCACCTGTTAAGGTAGATACTCTCAGATGGTAGGTGTCGTGTCAAGCATCTAAAGCAAATATTTTTTGGATGCACAAAGACCGCCCACAAATCCGGCTAAAGGCGAAGCCGAACAGTCCTAAATGAGCTTCTTTAGTAAGAGAATACATAAGAGACATAAGAACACTATATATAGTAGTAACTCTATACACAGACCACAATATGTTGTATATTCGTCCTATTCTCATTAAGTACCTATTGACACCACTATGAAACTAACACGGAAGCAGATAGCAGAAGGATTAAAGGCAACACCAATCCAAGACATTTTACTTGGTGTCAATAACCCTGCAGGAGTTACGCTCACCGCTAAACAAAAGGCATTCGCAGAAGATGTAGCAAAGGGAAAACCAAAGGCACAAGCCTACAGAGAGAACTACAACACTAAAGGCAATAAGGCTGTGGAAGCCGTAGAAGGTCACAAGCTAGCAAATAATCCTAAGGTGTCCAATATGATAGAGGCTTTCAAGGCATCAATAGAGGCACAGAAATATCTTTTCCCTGCTCATTTAAGAGCGATGGCTATACAAAAGCTGACAGAAAAGGCACTTGATGACACGCTACCACCATCCCAGCAATTGAAAGCATTGGAGTTAATCGGTAAGATGTCAGAGGTTGCCTTATTCACAGAGCGCAAAGAGGTCATTACTACCAACACCAGCGCAGACGCTAAAAATAAACTGTTGGGGACTCTCTTAAATGCAATCACTAACAGCAAATCATTGAGCACAGATAAGAAGGCAGAAGCACAGAGCCTATTGGATGAGCTAACCAATACTAGAGAAGTACAGACTATTGAACAGGATGAAGAAGACGCCAAGACCGGCTCAAACGTGCCGGCTAGTGGAGACGAAATCGGGGATATTGAGACCCCACCGGATGCCGACCCCCAAAATCATGCCTATTCTGAGCCCGAACACTTGCATAGTATTTCTGACAAACAATCACCATCTAAAAACACAGGGGTACCCCTTAACGATTTTCCAGACGGTGATGAGAATGATTCTCAGGAGAATGACCCCCTTGATGTTTTGGAATAAAAAGTGGCAGGGGTATATATAAAATTTTTGAAGTAAAGGACGTTGTATGGATGTATGGGTTAAGTTATATGATCCTAGTGATAAGTGGTATACAAGGAAGTTAAGATCTATTAGGTGGAGAGTAGCCGGACTGTTACGCAAGCTTAGGCGTGGTCCGTCAGGTATTGCTGCGTGGATGAAGATGAACAAGCGCTGTAAGGAATTGAACCGTGCATTGATAGCGGAAGCTGAGCGTAGTGCACGTGAGCCAAAATATCCGGCTCCTACACCTGAAGAGATTCAAGACTTTATTGATTGGTCACAAGCACATGGTGTGATTTATGATAACCGTGTAACTAAAGTGAAACATCCTAAAGATTCTAAGTATGTGGATATATCAGTATGACACCAGCGCAGAAAGAAATCTTTTTAGTCATTGATGAATGGTGGAAGAACTTTGGGTTTGGTCCGACCATTGATGACATCATGAAACTTACCGGTGAAAAAGGACGTGGTAATGTTGCACGTAAAATGCAGATCTTAATTGACATTGGGGTTTGCAAAGGTGTGAAGGGACGTGCACGTTCTATTCGTCCATCCTATTTAAGGGTCAGGGATCTTGAATGAACATTAAAGATATTATTGATTTGTTACCTCCTGATGAACAGGCAGCTGTTTGGGAGAGTGTAAAAGAGTATGATGATGCAGCTAATCGTGAGCTTGGTCAAAAAGACTTTCTAGCTTTTGTGCATACAATGTGGCCTGTATTTATTGATGGGCGCCATCATAAGTTAATGGCTGAAAAGTTTGAAGAGATTGCTGCAGGCAAGACTAAGCGGTTGATTATCAATATGCCGCCACGTCATACTAAATCTGAGTTCGCTTCATATTTATTGCCGGCTTGGTTTTTAGGTAAGTTCCCAAACAAAAAGATTATTCAATGTTCTAATACGGCAGAGCTGGCTGTGGGCTTTGGTCGTAAGGTTCGTAACTTAGTGGATAGTGAAGTCTATGCAAAAATATTTCCCAATGTCAGCCTTAGGTCTGATAGTAAGGCTGCTGGTCGCTGGTCCACTAATGCTAATGGTGAGTATTTCGCTATTGGTGTTGGTGGTACTGTTACTGGTAAAGGTGCGGATCTCCTCATTATTGACGATCCTCACTCAGAACAGGAAGCAAAACTAGCTTCTACTAACCCAGAAGTGTTTGATAATGTATACGAATGGTATACCTCTGGTCCACGTCAACGTTTACAGCCGGGCGGTTCTATTGTAGTGGTAATGACACGCTGGTCTAAGCGTGACCTGACTGGCAAGATCTTGCAGGCGATGGTAGATCGTGACGGTGATGAGTGGGAGATTATTGAACTTCCGGCTATTCTACCTAGCGAAAAACCTTTATGGCCTGAGTTCTGGTCTTATCAAGAGTTAGATAAGCTACGTACAGAGTTACCATTGAGTAAGTGGCAAGCACAGTATCAGCAAGATCCAACTTCTGAAGAGGGTGCGCTGGTTAAGCGTGAATGGTGGAAGGTTTGGGAAGGTGATCGTGCACCTCCTTGTGAGTTCATTATCCAGTCTTGGGATACGGCTTTTACTAAGAATGAGCGTTCTGACTTTTCAGCATGCACAACATGGGGCGTCTTCTATTTAAATGAAGATCCTAATGATCCGAATATCATCCTATTGGATGCGCTGAAAGAGCGACTGGAGTTTCCTGAGTTAAAACAAAGAGCAATGGAAATGTATCAAGAATGGCAGCCAGATTCGTTTATTGTAGAGGCGAAAGCTTCTGGTGCGCCTTTAGTCTTTGAATTAAGACGCATGGGAATACCGGTGCAGGAGTTTACGCCAACACGTGGTAACGATAAGATCAGCCGGCTAAATGCAGTAACCGATCTTTTTGCGTCCGGCAAGGTGTGGGCACCACGCAAAAGATGGGCGGAAGAAGTAGTAGAAGAGATTGCTGCGTTTCCAAACTCAGACCATGATGACTTGGTGGATAGTTCCACACAGGCTT